GCTATCACAATAGACTATGACAAGTTTTAAGAATTCCATAAAGCACTTTGGGATAGTTATTAAGAGTGGCAACCTTTCTAACTTTAATCATGCCAACATATAAGGAGAATATAATGTTTAAATCATTATTCGCAAATGACTCATTAAGAGTTGTAAAAACTGCTAAAAGAAGAGGCAGAAAAACTTTATCAAAAAGACAAAAGGTTCTAAACCTTTTATCTAAAGGTGAGTCTGTGACTTGGAAAACTCTAAGGAACAAATTTGACTTGGTATCACCAAGAGCATTAGTTGACACGTTAAGATCAGAAGGCAATATGATCTACATCAACAAAACTGCTAAAGGTACTTCATACAGAATGGGTGTACCTACAAAAGCGATTATCGCTGCTGGTATCAAAAAGTTATACGGAACTCCGTATGCTTACAAAGCGTAATTTCTCATACGCATAAATAAATGTAGGGCGTTTTTCGCCCTACATACATAACAAAATGAGGATACAACAATGCCAACAATGACACAAAATATGGATTATGCAGGATCATCTGCTCCATTATTATCAGAAATTTTAACAAAAGTAAATAACGCTAAAATGAAAGAGGACAAAGTAAAAGTCCTTAAACAGAATGATTCAGTACCTTTAAGACAAATTTTAAAAGGTGCTTTTGACCCTAAAATAGAATGGGATTTACCTGAAGGTAGTCCACCATACAAAGTGAATGAAGCGCCAGCAGGCACAGAGCATACACTTTTATATACAGAGTCAAAAAGATTATGGCACTTTGTTAAAGGCGCTGATAATAGAACTACAAAAACTCGAAAAGAGATGTTGTATATTCAAATGCTAGAAGGTTTACATGCTGACGAGGCAAAACTTTTAATCTCTGTTAAGGAGAAGAACTTAAACACTTTATACAAAGGTCTAACAGACGCTGTTGTAAAAGAAGCATTTGGTTGGAATGACGACTATAAAACAGCATAGATTCGATTTAATTCAACTTTAGGGTGTAGAACAAACAGAGAACATTTAGATGTTCAGATTGTCGCACCCTAAAAACCCTTGCCTATCAACGAAACAAACGGACAAAATAGTCCATTTTTTGCTTGTTTAGTATACCTATTTCTGATAATATATGAGTATGAAAACAATTAATACTTACAATATGAAAGGAAATAAATAGTTATGAGTAAAGTTAAACAATACTATACGAATGAAGCAGAAACTAAGGTTGATAAGATTATCAAACATTATACAGATAATTTAATTACTGAACAAACTGCTATAAAAGACATCATGGATGTTGAGAATGTTAATTTACTTGACATCAACCACGAGAACGTGGGTGAAGTTTTATATTACGCTAAAGAAGACCTAAAACAAAAGGTTATGCAGTAATGAAAAAAATTATATTTTTACTTGCAATCTTGTGGTTTGGTCTTACTGCTTTTCAAAATTCAGTAAAGGCAGATGATAAGACAACCGCAGTTGTTGGCCATGTTGTATCAGAAACTATTAAAGGTACTGATATAGACATATCTTATATTATGGAAAAAGAACTAGAGGCAATCGCTCATAAGTTTATGATTGAATCTATCTCTGTTCTTCAAATGTATTTACCTGCTATATTAGAAGGTGTTGCTTCTGATATGAGATTGAAGGCAGACCATGAATACAAATGTAAACTATTAGAGAACGGTGGGATGAACGATGGATGCAATTAGTTTAATACATGAGTCGCTTCAAATAGTTTTCGCATTTATACCACGAGAATTGTTTATAGTGATTCTTGCATGTTTAATTATGGGAATATTTACTAAAAGAGGAGATAGAAATAGTGCCAAAAAAAACTACTAGAAAATCAAAAGCATTAAAGTTGCGTAGAAAACTTAAAAAAGAAACTTGTACAAAAAGAAAGTACATAACAAAATATAAAGACATCAAGGACTATTTTAAGTTGTTAAACAATGCTCTGTTCAATGGCAAACTATCGCCGTTCGGTCAGGTAGAGATTAAGGACCTTGCTAGACAAAGATGTATAGGTCAAGTAGTAGTATTAGAATGGAAGAGAGCAGGTACTAGACTCTATAAATTAGAGATGTTACCTTCTTATCCTAACAAAAAAGATTTCTTGGATACTTTAGTCCATGAAATGGTACACTTGTACCAAATGCAAAACCTAGGTGATACAGGCAACCACAACGACTTATTCTGGTCCTTTGAACCTAAAGTAAACTATGTTGGTTTACGATTATAAAAGAAAGATATATTATGGACGTGTGGTTAAAAAATCAAATCAAAGTCGGTATCAAAAAGATTGTCAGTTGTGATAAAACAAGTTGGCAGAATTATTATACAGGACATTTACATAAGGATATATTAGAGAACTATCCTGGTAAGACATCAAAGAAGATATTTAAACAATATAGGGAGTTGCAAGACTCTGGTGAGTATGTATTCACACAAAAGAAATTTAGTAGTCACGGTTATGAATATTATGTAAGGAGGTCAAATTGAAACTATTAAAACAACACAAAGACATTTTAAACGAACTAATCAAAGGTAAGGGTTATTTTAAAACACCCACAGTACCTAAAGACCATACAGATAAGAAAGGCATAATGGACCTGTTAGTGACATTATATCTTAAAGGTCTTCTAACTTTTCAAAGACAATATGACGTGCCACTTATCGGGCCATCAAATGAACATAAGGTTAGATTTAAATGGTATGACGTTATGATTGATAAAAAGAAATCAGTAAAAGATTTAAAGAAGGTAGTTAAAGATGGCAAAATTTAATTGGGATAAATTATTACATACATCTTGGTTTTATACTAAAGTTTTATTTGCAGTTATGGCATTGATGGTTGCTTCATATATCTATGGTACATATAAACCAAATGAG